CTAGTGAAATACCTCCCTTTTGTGGATTTGTCTGTTTGTCGACTTTTTGTGTTGGTGGTGAGTGTTGTGCAGCCTGAGCTTCCTGATAGTCGTGATTGGTGTGGGGAGACGCGTCGTTGGTGGCGTGTGTGGGGTGAGGATAGTCGTGCGCAGTACGTGTCTGATGAGGAGTGGTTGTTTCTCATGGATGCTGCGGTGATTCATGATGTGGTGTGGCGTGAGGGTCGCGCTGATTTGGTGGCGTCGTTGCGTGCTCATGTGAAGGCGTTTATGGGTATGTTGGATAGGTATTCGGTTGATGTGGCGTCTGGTGGTCGTGGTGGGGGTTCTGCGGTGGCGATGATTGACCGGTATAGGAAGCGCAAGGGGGCCTGATTAGGTGTCTGGTGTTGTGGGTTCTCAGGTTCCTCGTCATCGTGTTGCTGCGGCGTATTCGGTGTCGGCTGGCGGTGATGCTGGGGAGTTGGGTCGTGCGTATGGGTTGACGCCTGATCCGTGGCAGCAGCAGGTGTTGGATGATTGGCTTGCTGTCGGTAGCAATGGCAGACTTGCTTCTGGTGTGTGTGGGGTGTTTGTGCCTCGCCAGAATGGCAAGAATGCTATCCTTGAGGTTGTTGAGCTTTTTAAGGCGACTATTCAGGGTCGCCGTATTTTGCATACGGCTCACGAGTTGAAGTCGGCTCGTAAGGCGTTTATGCGGTTGAGGTCGTTTTTTGAGAATGAGCGGCAGTTTCCTGACTTGTATCGTATGGTGAAGTCGATTCGTGCGACGAATGGTCAGGAGGCTATTGTGTTGCATCATCCGGATTGTGCCACGTTTGAGCGTAAGTGTGGTTGTCCGGGTTGGGGTTCGGTGGAGTTTGTGGCCCGTTCTCGGGGTTCTGCTCGCGGGTTTACGGTTGATGATTTGGTGTGTGATGAGGCTCAGGAGTTGTCGGATGAGCAGTTGGAGGCTTTGCTTCCTACGGTAAGTGCTGCCCCGTCTGGTGATCCGCAGCAGATTTTCCTTGGCACGCCGCCTGGGCCGTTGGCGGATGGTTCGGTTGTGTTGCGTCTTCGTGGGCAGGCTTTGTCGGGTGGTAAAAGGTTTGCGTGGACGGAGTTTTCGATTCCTGACGAGTCTGATCCGGATGATGTGTCGCGGCAGTGGCGGAAGTTGGCGGGGGATACGAATCCTGCGCTGGGTAGGCGTCTGAATTTTGGGACAGTCTCGGATGAGCATGAGTCGATGTCTGCGGCCGGTTTTGCTCGGGAGCGTCTTGGCTGGTGGGATCGTGGCCAGTCTGCTACGTCTGTGATACCGGCGGATAAGTGGGCTCAGTCTGCGGTGGATGAGGCGAGTCTGGTTGGCGTGAAAGTGTTTGGTGTCTCGTTTTCTCGTTCTGGGGATCGGGTTGCTTTGGCGGGTGCCGGCAAGACTGATGCTGGGGTTCATGTTGAGGTTATTGATGGGCTGTCGGGAACGATTGTTGATGGTGTGGGCCGGTTGGCTGACTGGTTGGCGGTTCGTTGGGGTGATACTGACCGGATCATGGTTGCCGGGTCTGGTGCGGTGTTGTTGCAGAAGGCGTTGACGGATCGTGGTATTCCGGGCCGTGGCGTGGTGGTTGCTGATACTGGCACCTATGTGGAGGCTTGTCAGGCGTTTTTGGAGGGTGTCAGGTCGGGTGTGGTCAGTCATCCTCGTGCTGATTCTCGCCGTGACATGTTGGATATTGCTGTGAGGTCGGCTGTGCAGAAGCGTAAGGGGTCTGCGTGGGGTTGGGGTTCCTCGTTTAAGGATGGTTCTGAGGTTCCTTTGGAGGCTGTGTCTTTGGCGTTTTTGGGGGCTAAACGTGTTCGTCGTGGCTGTCGGGAGCGTAGTGGTAGGAAGCGGGTGTCTGTGGTATGAACTCGGATGAGTTGGCTTTGATTGAGGGCATGTTTGATCGTATCCAAAGGTTGTCTTCGTGGCATTGCCGTATTGAGGGCTACTATGAGGGTTCTAGTCGGGTGCGTGATTTGGGGGTGGCTATTCCTCCGGAGTTGCAGCGTGTGCAGACTGTGGTGTCGTGGCCTGGTATAGCCGTGGATGCTTTGGAGGAGCGTCTGGATTGGCTTGGCTGGACTAATGGTGACGGTTACGGTCTGGATGGTGTGTATGCTGCGAATCGTCTATCAACCGCGTCATGCGACGTCCACCTTGATGCACTAATTTTTGGGTTGTCGTTTGTTGCGATCATTCCTCATAGTGATGGTACGGTTTCTGTTCGTCCGCAGTCACCAAAGAATTGTACTGGCCGGTTTTCGGCTGACGGGTCTCGTTTGGATGCGGGTTTGGTGGTGCAGCAGACGTGTGATCCTGAGGTGGTTGAGGCGGAGTTGTTGCTGCCTGATGTGATTGTTCAGGTGGAGCGGCGGGGTTCGCGTGAATGGGTTGAGGTGGATCGTATACCGAATGTGTTGGGTGCTGTTCCGCTTGTGCCTATTGTGAATCGTCGCCGTACGTCTAGGATTGATGGCCGTTCGGAGATTACGAGGTCTATTAGGGCTTACACGGATGAGGCTGTGCGCACACTGTTGGGGCAGTCTGTGAATCGTGATTTTTATGCGTATCCTCAGCGTTGGGTGACTGGCGTGAGCGCGGATGAGTTTTCGCAGCCTGGCTGGGTCCTGTCGATGGCTTCTGTGTGGGCTGTGGATAAGGATGATGACGGTGATACCCCGAATGTGGGGTCGTTTCCTGTGAATTCGCCTACACCGTATTCGGATCAGATGCGGCTGTTGGCGCAGTTGACTGCGGGTGAGGCGGCTGTTCCGGAACGCTATTTCGGGTTTATCACGTCTAACCCACCTAGTGGGGAGGCTTTGGCTGCCGAGGAGTCTCGGCTTGTGAAGCGTGCCGAGCGGCGTCAAACGTCGTTTGGTCAGGGTTGGCTGTCGGTTGGTTTCCTGGCTGCCAAGGCGCTTGATTCGAGTGTTGATGAGGCCGCGTTTTTCGGTGATGTTGGTTTGCGTTGGCGTGATGCTTCAACCCCGACTCGGGCGGCTACGGCTGATGCTGTGACGAAGCTTGTTGGTGCCGGTATTTTGCCTGCTGATTCTCGTACGGTGTTGGAGATGTTGGGGCTTGATGATGTGCAGGTTGAGGCTGTGATGCGTCATCGTGCTGAGTCGTCTGATCCGTTGGCGGCACTGGCTGGGGCTATATCGCGTCAAACTAACGAGGTTTGATGAATGGCTTCGGGTGCTATGTCGAGGCTTGCTGCGACTGAGTATCAGCGGCAGGCGATTCGTTTTGCCGGGAAATACGCTGGGTATTATGCCGAGCTTGGCCGTTTGTGGCGTGCCGGGAAGATGAGTGACACGCAGTATGTGCGTTTGTGTGTGGAGTTGGAGCGTGCCGGCCATGATGGTTCGGCATCGTTGGCTGCCAGGTTTGTGTCGGATTTTCGCCGGTTGAATGGTGTTGATCCTGGTTTGATTGTGTATGACGAGTTTGATGTCGGGGCAGCCTTGGCAAGGTCGATTGCGATGACGAAGATTATTAATAGTGACCCGGATGGGGCTCACGATACTATCGATGCGATGGCTGCGGGTGTGAATCGGGCTGTCATGAATGCTGGCCGTGACACTGTGGAGTGGTCTGCGGGTGCGCAGGGTAGGTCTTGGCGTAGGGTGACTGATGGTGATCCGTGCGCTTTTTGTGCCATGCTTGCTACCAGGTCGGATTACACGACTAGGGAGCGGGCGTTGACGACCGGTCATACTCGTCGCCATAAACGTGGCGGTAAGCGCCCGCTTGGTTCGAAATATCATGATCATTGTGGGTGTACGGTGGTTGAGGTTGTTGGGCGTTGGGAGCCCAGCTCTGCGGACACCGCATATCAGCGGGTTTATGAGAAGGCTCGTGAGTGGGTTGATGATCACGGGTTGCAGCAGTCGCCTGGCAATATTTTGAAGGCTATGCGTGCTGTGGGCGACATGAGATGATCGATGGTTTCCGGTTGTGCGCCGCCGGTTATTGGTGCACGTGGTTGTCTCCCGCACGGGGGTCAATAATGTTGTGTTGTTTTCCGCAAGGAGTGTAGGGTTAGGCTATGGCCGATCAGAGTGTTGAGGAACAGAATGTTGACAATGATGTTGTGGAGTCCGGAAAGGATAACGGCATTGTTGATACAGTAAAAGACGATGGCGGGCAGGAGGTAGCCGACAATCAGTTGAAGAATGAAGGCGAGGGTAAATCGCCGGGGACTGATTGGAAGGCGGAGGCCCGTAAGTGGGAGTCTCGTGCTAAAAGTAATTTCGCCGAGTTGGAGAAGCTTCGTATATCGAGTGACGATTCTGGATCTACTATTGATGAGCTTCGCCGCAAGAATGAGGAACTCGAAGACAGGATCAACGGGTTTGTTCTTGAGGGTGTGAAGCGCGAGGTGGCTTCAGAGTATGGTTTGTCCAGTGATGCGATCGCTTTCTTGTCGGGTGGCGATAAGGAGTCGCTTGCCGAGTCTGCGAAAGCTTTGAAGGGTTTGATCGACCATAGTAGTGGTGGCGCGGGTGTGCGCCGTCTTGCGGGGAGTGCCCCCGTTGATGATGTTAAACGACGTGAGGGTGTCGCGTTTGTGGATGCTCTTGTCAATAATTCTAGGAGATGATTTGTGATGGCTGACGATTTTCTTTCTGCAGGGAAGCTTGAGCTTCCTGGTTCTATGATTGGTGCGGTTCGTGACCGTGCTATCGATTCTGGTGTTTTGGCGAAGCTGTCGCCGGAGCAGCCGACTATTTTTGGCCCTGTGAAGGGTGCCGTGTTTAGTGGTGTTCCTCGCGCTAAGATTGTTGGTGAGGGCGAGGTTAAGCCGTCTACATCGGTTGGTGTTTCGGCGTTTACTGCGCAGCCTATCAAGGTTGTGACTCAGCAGCGTGTCTCGGACGAGTTTATGTGGGCTGATGCTGATTACCGTCTGGGTGTTTTGCAGGATCTGATTTCGCCGGCTCTTGGTGCTTCGATTGGTCGCGCCGTGGATCTGATTGCTTTCCACGGTGTTGATCCTGCCACTGGTAAAGCGGCTGCGGCTGTGCATACTTCGCTGGATAAGACGAATCATGTTGTTGATGCGACCGATAGCGCTACGACTGATCTTGTTAAGGCTGTTGGTCTTATCGCTGGTGCTGGTTTGCAGGTTCCTAACGGTGTTGCTTTGGATCCGGCGTTCTCGTTTGCTCTGTCTACTGAGGTGTATCCGAAGGGGTCTCCGCTTGCCGGTCAGCCGATGTATCCTGCCGCCGGGTTTGCCGGTTTGGATAATTGGCGCGGCCTGAATGTTGGTGCTTCTTCGACTGTTTCTGGCGCCCCGGAGATGTCGCCTGCCTCTGGTGTTAAGGCTATTGTTGGTGATTTCTCGCGTGTTCATTGGGGTTTTCAGCGTAACTTCCCGATCGAGCTTATCGAGTATGGTGACCCGGATCAGACTGGTCGCGATTTGAAGGGCCATAATGAGGTTATGGTTCGTGCCGAGGCTGTGCTGTATGTGGCTATCGAGTCGCTTGATTCGTTTGCTGTTGTGAAGGAGAAGGCTGCCCCGAAGCCTAATCCGCCGGCCGAGAACTGATCTATTTGTTGCGATAATGTTTATGCTGTGTGCAGGGGGTGGTGTTGATGGGTATCATTTTGAAGCCTGAGGATATTGAGCCTTTCGCCGATATTCCTAGAGAGAAGCTTGAGGCGATGATTGCCGATGTGGAGGCTGTGGCTGTCAGTGTCGCCCCCTGTATCGCTAAACCGGATTTCAAATACAAGGATGCCGCTAAGGCTATTCTGCGTAGGGCTTTGTTGCGCTGGAATGATACTGGCGTGTCGGGTCAGGTGCAGTATGAGTCTGCGGGTCCTTTTGCTCAGACGACACGGTCTAATACTCCTACGAATTTGTTGTGGCCTTCTGAGATTGCCGCGTTGAAGAAGTTGTGTGAGGGTGATGGTGGGGCTGGTAAAGCGTTCACTATCACACCGACCATGAGGAGTAGTGTGAATCATTCTGAGGTGTGTTCCACGGTGTGGGGTGAGGGTTGCTCGTGCGGGTCGAATATTAACGGCTACGCTGGCCCTTTGTGGGAGATATGATATGACCAGTTTTCCTTATGGTGAAACGGTTGTGATGCTTCAACCGACTGTTCGTGTCGATGATCTTGGTGACAAGGTTGAGGATTGGGGGCATCCTGTAGAAACCGTGTACCATAACGTGGCCATCTATGCTTCCGTTCCGCAGGAGGATGAGGCCGCGGGGCGTGACTCGGATTATGAGCATTGGTCGATGCTTTTCAAGCCGCCTGTCAAGGGTGCCGGTTATCGTTGCCGGTGGCGTATTCGGGGTGTTGTGTGGGAGGCTGACGGGTCTCCTATCGTGTGGCATCACCCCATGTCCGGTTGGGATGCTGGTACGCAGATTAATGTGAAGCGCAAGAAGGGCTGATAGGTAGTGGCTCAGGATGTGAATGTGAAGCTGAACTTGCCGGGTATTCGTGAGGTGTTGAAGTCTTCTGGGGTGCAGGCTATGTTGGCTGAGCGTGGCGAGCGTGTCAAGCGTGCAGCCTCGGCGAATGTGGGCGGTAACGCTTTCGATAAGGCCCAGTATCGTGCAGGGTTGTCGTCTGAGGTGCAGGTTCACCGTGTTGAGGCTGTCGCCAGGATTGGCACCACATATAAGGGTGGGAAGCGTATTGAGGCGAAGCATGGCACGCTGGCCCGGTCGATTGGGGCGGCGTCGTGATCGTCTACGATGACCCCAGGAAGTGGGCTAAACGCGTGCTCAAGGATGATGGCTGGCTGTCCGATATACCATGCACCGGGACGGTGCCGGATAGCTTTGAGGGTGATCTTATTTGGTTGGCTCTTGATGGTGGCCCGCAGTTGCATGTGCGTGAGCAGGTTTTTTTGCGCGTGAATGTGTTTTCGGATACGCCGGATCGTGCTATGTCGTTGGCGCGTCGTGTTGAGGCTGTGCTGGCTGATGGTGTGGACGGTGACCCGGTGGTGTACTGTAAACGGTCTACTGGCCCTGATTTGCTGGTTGATGGTGCACGTTTTGATGTGTATTCGCTTTTTGAGCTTATATGTAGGCCTGCAGAGTCTGAATAAGCTTCTTGTTTTTGTTTTAATGTAATTGTTTGATATTTAATGGGGGTTGTGATGGCTGCAACACGTAAAGCGTCTAATGTTCGTTCAGCGGTTACTGGCGACGTTTATATTGGTGACGCGCACGCGGGTGATACTATTAAAGGTGTGGAAGCGGTTCCTTCCGGGCTTACCGCTTTAGGGTATCTGTCGGATGACGGGTTTAAGATTAAGCCTGAGCGTAAAACGGATGATTTGAAGGCTTGGCAGAATGCGGATGTTGTTCGCACTGTGGCTACGGAGTCTTCTATCGAGATTTCTTTCCAGCTGATCGAATCAAAGAAAGAGGTCATCGAACTGTTTTGGCAGTCGAAGGTTACTGCCGGAGCCGATTCGGGTTCGTTCGATATTTCTCCTGGTGCCACCACTGGCGTGCACGCTTTACTGATGGATATTGTTGATGGGGATCAGGTTATTCGCTACTATTTCCCCGAGGTTGAGCTCATTGATCGTGACGAGATCAAGGGTAAGAATGGTGAAGTGTACGGGTATGGTGTGACGTTGAAGGCTTACCCTGCTCAGATTAATAAGAAGGGTGATGCGGTGTCTGGTCGGGGGTGGATGACGGCTTTAAAAGCTGATACTCCTCCGACTCCTCCTCCGGCCCCGAAGCCTCCGAAGCCTGAGCCGGATCCGAATCCGCCGTCTAATAACTGATACACATAGTTTGAGGGATTGTTGATAGATGAGTGACACAGGTTACACGTTAAAGATTGGTGACCGTAGCTGGGTGTTGGCGGATGCGGAGGAGACGGCGCAGGCTGTTCCTGCCCGCGTGTTTCGCCGTGCAGCTAAGATTGCCCAGTCGGGGGAGTCTGCGGATTTCGCCCAGGTTGAGGTGATGTTTTCCATGCTAGAAGCGGCCGCCTCGGCTGACGCGGTGGAGGCTTTGGAGGGGCTTCCTATGGTTCGTGTTGCCGAGATTTTCCGCCAGTGGATGGAATACAAGCCTGACGGTAAGGGTGCCTCGCTGGGGGAATAGTTTGGCTCCACGGCCTGATTGATGATTATCGTGGGGCCATCGAATACGATTTCCGCACTAAATTTGGTGTTTCTGTTTATAGTGTTGGTGGCCCGCAGATGTGTTGGGGTGAGGCTGTCCGGCTGGCTGGCATGTTGTGTGGTGACACGTCTAGCCAGTTGGCGGCCCACCTTAATGGTTGGCAGCGCCCGTTTGAGTGGTGCGAGTGGGCTGTGTTGGACATGCTGGATCATTACAGGTCTGCTAATAGTGAGGGGCAGCCGGAGCCTGTGGCTAGGCCTACGGATGAGCGTAGGGCCCGGTTTACGTCTGGGCAGGTGGACGATATTTTGGCGCGTGTTCGTGCCGGTGGCGGGGTGTCTCGCGAGATTAATATTATGGGGTGAATAGTGTATGTCTGGTGAGATTGCTTCCGCATATGTGTCGTTGTATACGAAGATGCCTGGTTTGAAGGCGGATGTTGGTAAACAGCTTTCTGGGGTGATGCCTGCGGAGGGTCAGCGTTCGGGTAGTCTTTTTGCTAAGGGCATGAAGTTGGCGCTTGGTGGTGCCGCAATGGTGGGTGCCATCAATGTTGCTAAAAAGGGCCTCAAGTCTATCTATGATGTGACTATTGGTGGCGGTATTGCTAGGGCGATGGCTATTGATGAGGCTCAGGCTAAGTTGACTGGTTTGGGTCACACGTCTTCTGACACGTCTTCGATTATGAATTCGGCTATTGAGGCTGTGACTGGTACGTCGTATGCGTTGGGTGATGCGGCTTCTACTGCGGCAGCGTTGTCTGCTTCGGGTGTGAAGTCTGGCGGTCAGATGACGGATGTGTTGAAGACTGTCGCCGATGTGTCTTATATTTCGGGTAAGTCGTTTCAGGATACGGGCGCTATTTTTACGTCTGTGATGGCCCGCGGTAAGTTGCAGGGCGATGACATGTTGCAGCTTACGATGGCGGGTGTTCCTGTACTGTCTTTGCTTGCCAGGCAGACGGGTAAAACGTCTGCTGAGGTGTCGCAGATGGTGTCGAAGGGGCAGATTGATTTTGCCACGTTTGCGGCTGCGATGAAGCTTGGCATGGGTGGTGCTGCGCAGGCGTCTGGTAAGACGTTTGAGGGCGCTATGAAGAATGTTAAGGGTGCCCTGGGTTATCTTGGTGCTACGGCTATGGCGCCGTTTCTTAACGGGTTGCGGCAGATTTTTGTTGCGTTGAATCCGGTTATCAAGTCGGTGACGGATTCTGTGAAGCCGATGTTTGCGTCGGTGGATCAGGGGATTCAGCGGGTGATGCCGTCTATTTTGGCGTGGATTAATCGTATGCCGGGCATGATTACTCGAATGAATGCACAGATGCGCGCCAAGGTGGAGCAGTTGAAGGGTATTTTTGCGAGAATGCATTTGCCTGTTCCTAAGGTGAATTTGGGTGCCATGTTTGCGGGTGGCACAGCGGTGTTTGGTATTGTTGCTGCGGGTGTGGGGAAGCTTGTTGCAGGGTTTGCCCCGTTGGCGGTGTCGTTGAAGAATTTGTTGCCGTCGTTTGGTGCTTTGAAGGGTGCCGCCGGGGGGCTTGGTGGGGTGTTCCGTGCCTTAGGTGGCCCTGTTGGTATTGTGATTGGCTTGTTTGCGGCAATGTTTGCTACGAATGCCCAGTTTCGTGCCGCTGTTATGCAGCTTGTTGGTGTGGTTGGCCAGGCGTTGGGCCAGATTATGGCCGCTGTGCAGCCGCTGTTGGGTTTGGTTGCTGGGCTGGTGGCGCGGTTGGCTCCCGTTTTTGGCCAGATTATTGGTATGGTTGCCGGGCTGGCTGCACAGCTTATGCCTGTGATTGGTATGCTTGTCGCCCGGCTGGTGCCTGTGATCACGCAGATTATTGGTGCGGTGACACAGGTTGCTGCAATGTTGTTGCCGGCGTTGATGCCGGTGTTGCAGGCTGTTGTTGCTGTGATTCGGCAGGTTGTTGGCGTGATCATGCAGTTGGTGCCTGTTTTGATGCCTGTGATTCAACAGATTTTGGGTGCTGTCATGTCTGTGCTGCCGCCGATTATTGGCCTGATCCGGTCGCTGATACCAGTCATCATGTCGATTATGCGTGTGGTGGTGCAGGTTGTTGGTGCCGTGCTACAGGTGGTGGCCCGTATTATTCCGGTTGTTATGCCGATTTATGTTTCGGTGATTGGATTCATTGCCAAGATTTATGCTGCGGTTATCGTTTTTGAGGCTAAGGTTATTGGCGCTATTCTTCGTACTATTACGTGGATTGTGAATCATTCAGTGTCTGGCGTGAGGTCTATGGGCACGGCCATCCTGAATGGTTGGAATCATATTAGAGCGTTTACGTCAGCGTTTATTAACGGTTTCAAGTCGGTGATTTCTGGCGGTGTGAACGCGGTTGTGGGGTTTTTTGCGCGGCTGGGTTCTTCGGTTGCTTCTCATGTGAGGTCTGGTTTTAACGCGGCTCGTGGTGCTGTTTCTTCTGCGATGAATGCTATTCGGAGTGTCGTGTCTTCGGTGGCGTCTGCTGTTGGCGGGTTTTTCGGGTCGATGGCGTCTAGGGTTCGTAGTGGTGCTGTGCGCGGGTTTAATGGTGCCCGGAATGCGGCATCTTCGGCTATGCACGCTATGGGCTCGGCTGTGTCTAGTGGTGTGCATGGTGTGCTGGGTTTTTTCAGGAATCTGCCTGGCAATATTCGGCGTGCGCTTGGTAATATGGGGTCTTTGTTGGTGTCTGCTGGCCGTGATGTGGTGTCTGGTTTGGGTAATGGTATCCGGAATGCTATGAGTGGCCTGTTGGATACGGTGCGTAATATGGGTTCTCAGGTTGCTAATGCGGCGAAGTCGGTGTTGGGTATTCATTCCCCGTCTCGGGTGTTTCGTGACGAGGTTGGCCGGCAGGTTGTTGCCGGTTTGGCTGAGGGTATTACTGGTAATGCTGGTTTGGCGTTGGATGCGATGTCGGGTGTGGCTGGTCGGCTTCCGGATGCTGTTGATGCCCGGTTTGGTGTGCGATCGTCTGTGGGCTCGTTTACCCCGTATGGCAGGTATCAGCGTATGAATGATAAGAGTGTTGTGGTGAATGTGAATGGACCCACGTATGGGGATCCGAACGAGTTTGCGAAGCGGATTGAGCGGCAGCAGCGTGACGCTTTGAACGCGTTGGCTTACGTATGATAGGGAGTGTGGTTCATGTTTATTCCTGACCCGTCTGATCGTTCTGGTTTGACTGTTACTTGGTCTATGTTGCCGTTGATTGGTAATGATCCGGAGCGTGTGCTTCATTTGACGGATTATACGGGTGCGTCGCCTGTCATGTTGTTGAATGATTCGTTGCGCGGTTTGGGTGTTCCCGAGGTGGAGCATTTTTCTCAAACACATGTTGGGGTGCACGGCTCGGAGTGGCGCGGGTTTAATGTGAAGCCTCGCGAGGTGACGCTGCCTGTGTTGGTGTCGGGTGTTGACCCGGATCCGGCGGGCGGGTTTCGTGACGGTTTCTTGAAAGCCTATGACGAGTTGTGGTCTGCGTTTCCCCCGGGCGAGGTGGGGGAGTTGTCGGTGAAGACTCCTGCCGGTCGTGAGCGTGTGCTGCGGTGTCGGTTTGATTCTGTGGATGACACGTTTACGGTTGATCCGGTGAATCGTGGCTATGCGCGCTATCTGTTGCATTTGACAGCTTATGACCCGTTTTGGTATGGGGATGAGCAAAAGTTTCGTTTCAGTAACGCGAAGTTGCAGGATTGGTTGGGTGGCGGCCCTGTCGGCAAGAAGGGCACGGCGTTTCCTGTGGTGTTGACGCCTGGTGTTGGTTCTGGCTGGGATAATCTGTCGAATAAGGGTGATGTGCCTGCGTGGCCTGTTATTCGTGTTGAGGGTCCGTTGGAGTCGTGGTCTGTGCAGATTGATGGTTTGCGTGTGTCTTCGGATTATCCTGTCGAGGAGTATGATTGGATCACTATTGATACGGATCCTCGTAAACAGTCTGCGTTGTTGAATGGGTTTGAGGATGTGATGGATCGTTTGAAGGAGTGGGAGTTTGCGCCTATCCCGCCTGGCGGTTCTAAGAGTGTGAATATTGAGATGGTTGGTTTGGGTGCCATTGTTGTGTCGGTGCAGTACAGGTTTTTGAGGGCTTGGTGAATAGTTGATGGCTGGTCTTGTCCCGCAGATAACATTGTTTACACCGGATTATCGTCGTGTGGCGCCTATCAATTTTTTTGAGTCGTTGAAGTTGTCGTTGAAGTGGAATGGTTTGTCGACGCTGGAGTTGGTGGTGTCGGGTGATCATTCAAGGCTTGACGGGTTGACGAGGCCGGGTGCACGGCTGGTTGTTGATTATGGTGGTGGCCAGATTTTTTCTGGGCCTGTGCGTCGGGTTCATGGTGTTGGTCCGTGGCGTTCTTCGCGTGTCACGATCACGTGTGAGGATGATATCCGCCTGTTGTGGCGTATGTTGATGTGGCCTGTGAATTATCGTCCTGGTTTGGTTGGTATGGAGTGGCGTGCCGACAGGGATTATGCTCACTATTCTGGTGCGGCTGAGTCGGTGGCTAAGCAGGTGTTGGGGGATAATGCTTGGCGTTTTCCGCCTGGTTTGTTTATGACCGATGATGAGAGTCGTGGCCGCTATATTAAGGATTTTCAGGTGCGGTTTCACGTGTTTGCAGACAAGTTGTTGCCGGTGTTGTCGTGGGCTCGGATGACTGTCACGGTGAACCAATTTGAGAATGCGAAGTTTGACCAGCGTGGTTTGCTGTTTGATTGTGTGCCTGCTGTGACCCGTAGTCACGTGTTGACTGCCGAGTCGGGTTCGATTGTGTCGTGGGAGTATGTGCGTGACGCCCCGAAGGCTACTTCGGTGGTGGTTGGTGGCCGTGGCGAGGGTAAGGATCGGCTGTTTTGCGAGGATGTTGATTCGATGGCCGAGGATGACTGGTTTGATCGTGTCGAGGTGTTTAAGGATGCCCGTAACACTGATTCTGAACATGTGCATCTCATCGATGAGGCTGAGCAGGTGCTGCAAGAGTCGGGGGCCACGTCGGGGTTTAAGATCGAGTTGGCTGAGTCGGATGTGTTGCGGTTTGGGCCCGGCAATCTGATGCCCGGGGATTCGATCTATGTGGATGTGGGTTCTGGCCCGATTGCGGAGATTGTTCGGCAGATTGATGTGGAGTGTGATTCGCCTGGTGATGGTTGGACGAAGGTGACACCGATTGCGGGGGATTATGAGGATAATCCGTCGGCCTTGTTGGCTCGCCGTGTGGCTGGTTTGGCTGCGGGTGTGCGGGATTTGCAAAAGTTTTAGTAAGTGATTGGGGTTTGTTGTGGGTATTGTGTGTAAAGGGTTTGATGGTGTGTTGACCGAGTATGATTGGGCTCAAATGTCTGGTCTGATGGGTAATATGCCGTCTGTGAAAGGGTCGGATGATTTTCGTGTCGGCGCTACTGTTCAGGGTGCCACGGTGTTGTGTGAGGTCCTGCCGGGGCAGGCTTGGGCTCACGGGGTGATGTGCACGTCGAATAGTGTTGAGACGGTGACAGGGCAGCTGCCGGGCCCTGGCGAGACTAGATACGACTATGTTGTCCTGTCTCGGGATTGGGAGCAGAACACGGCCAGGTTGGAGATTGTTCCTGGGGGGCGTGCGGAGCGTGCCAGGGATGTGTTGAGGGCCGAGCCTGGCGTGTACCATCAGCAGTTGCTGGCTACTTTGGTGGTGTCGTCTAACGGGTTGCAGCAGCAGCTGGATAGGCGTGCTATAGCGGCTAGGGTGGCGTTTGGCGAGTCTGCTGCGTGTGATCCTACCCCTGTGGAGGGTGACCGGGTGATGGTTCCTTCGGGGGCTGTGTGGGCTAATCATGCCGGCGAGTGGATGCTACTGTCCCCCAGGATTGAGACGGGCTCTAAGTCGATCACGTTTGGCGGATCTGCTGTGTATGCTTACACAATCCCGTTTGAGCGGCCGTTTAGTAGTCCGCCGGTTGTGGTGGCGTCTATGGCTACGGCGGCTGGGGGCACGGCACAGATTAATGTGAAAGCCTACAATATTACTAATAAGGACTTTGGTTTAGCGTTTATCACGAATGATGGTTCGAAGCCGAATGGTGTGCCTGCGGTTGCTAATTGGATTGCTGTCGGCGTGTGACTGTACGGGTGTTGTGGCGGATGGTGTGATGTTGGGGGGCTGTGGTGTCGTGGTTTACTCCTGCACTGGTGGCCTCTATTTGTACCGCGTTGGCCACGGTTTTGGGTTCTGTTCAGGCTGTCACATCCCGGTCTAGGCGGCGTTTGCGCCGGCTGTCGGCTCAGGTGGATGCTTTGGAGGAGTATGCGTGGGGTGTGCGGCGCGAGGTGCGAAGGTTTAACGCCGGGCTTCCTGACGAGGTGGAGCCTATGCATCTTCCTGATGTGCCCGAGTTTTTGAAGGATACTGTTGATGGTGGAGGTGAGTAGGGTTGAGGGAGTTGGAGGAGGAGAAGCGGCAGCGCCGCAATTTTGAGAAGGCTTCCCTGCTGTTGTTGTTTTTGTCGCTTGTGCTGTTGATGGTGGTTGCTGCGGGTGCTTTGCGTTTCGGGGCTGTATCCTCTGAGCGGGATTCGGAGCAGGCGAGGGCCCAGTCTAATGGTACAGCGGCTAAAGGTTTGGCTGCCCGTGTGAAGCAGGCGTGTACCCAGGGTGGCGTGGAGTCTGCGCGGCTTCACCGGTCTGGTTTGTGTGTGGATGCTCAGCGTGTTGAGCGTAGCGTGCAGGGTGTGCCGGGTCCTGCAGGTGAGCGCGGCCCGCAGGGTCGTGCAGGTGCTGACGGCCGGGATGGTGTTAATGGTTCGGCTGGGCTGGTTGGCCCTGTGGGTCCGCAGGGTTCTCCTGGTTTGAATGGTGTGAAAGGTCCTGACGGGTTGCCTGGTGTTAATGGATCGGATGGCCATGATGGTGTTCCAGGTCGTGCAGGTGCTGACGGTGTGAACGGTGTTGATGGTCGGGATGGTTCGGCTGGTGAGCGTGGTGATGTGGGCCCTTCGGGTCCTGCCGGCCCGCAAGGTGCACAGGGTGAACGGGGTGAGCGCGGCCCCGCCGGTGCGAACGGATCCTATGGTAAGAATGGTAAAGATGGTAAGGATGGCCGTTCGGTGGTGTCTGTGTACTGTTCCGGGGGCCGCCTTGTTGTGAAATATAGTGACGGTGTGGCGTCCACGATATCGGATTCGGTGGCCTGCGAGAGTGTGAAACCATCACCTGTGGTTACCGTGTCATCCCGCAAGTAAAAAAGAAAAGGGAAGGGTGTTACTGATGTTGGTCGTGTTTGGGGGTGGTGTGTGGTGAGATACATTCCTGCAGCGCATCACTCGAGCGGTTCGAATAGTCCGGTGAACCGGGTTGTGATTCATGCGACGTGCCCGGATGTGGGTTTTCCGTCTGCCTCACGTAAGGGTAGGGCGGTGTCTACGGCAAACTATTTCGCTTCCCCATCAGCGGGTGGTTCGGCGCATTACGTCTGCGATATTTCGGAGACGGTGCAGTGCCTGTCGGAGTCTACTATAGGGTGGCATGCCCCGCCTAATCCGCATAGTTTGGGTATAGAGATTTGCGCGGATGGGGGTTCGCACGCCTCGTTCCGTGTGCCGGGGCATGCTTACACTCGGGAGCAGTGGCTTGATCCTAGGGTGTGGCCCGCGGTGGAGAGGGCTGCGGTGTTGTGTCGGCAGTTGTGTGACAAGCATGGTGTTCCGAAAAGGAAACTGTCTGTGGCCGATTTGAAGGCTGGCAGACGGGGCATCTGCGGGCATACTGATGTGACGGATGCGTGGCATCAGTCGGATCATGACGATCCTGGGCCGTGGTTTCCGTGGGACAGGTTTATGGCCGTAGTCAACGGTCACGATGAGAGTGAGGAGTTAACGGTGGCTGATGTGAAAGCCTTGCATGATCAGATTAAACAATTGTCTGCTCAGCTTACTGGTTCGGTGAATAAGCTGCACCATGATGTTGGTGTGGTACAGGTACAGAATGGTGACCTGGCGCGCCGTGTGGAGGCCCTGTCGTGGGTGAAGAATCCGGTGTCGGGGAAGCTGTGGCGCACCAAGGATGCTTTGTGGAGTGTCTGGTATTACGTGCTGGAGTGTCGCAGCCGCATTGACAGGCTTGAGTCGACTGTTAACGGTTTGAAAAAGTGATGGTGGTGTGTTGTGGGTAAACAGTTTTGGTTGGGCTTGTTTGAGCGTGCCCTGAAAACTTTTATTCAAACGTTTGTTGCTGTGCTTGGGGTGACGGCGGGTGTGACTTATACTGCGGAGTCGTTTCGCGGTTTGCCGTGGGAGTCTGCCCTGATAACAGCCACGGTTGCTGCGGTGCTGTCGGTTGCTACCTCGTTTGGTAGCCCGTCGTTTGTGGCCGGCAAACCTAAAACCACGGTTGTGGATGCTGGGCTTGTTCCACCCGACGATGGGGGCTTGGTTGAGCCGCACTCGGTGGATGTGTCGGATCCTGGCCTGATCGAGCCTGTAGACGATGCTGATCTTGGTGGCTATGAGCCGAGGCGTGCCGCCGAGTCGGAGGTTGGCACGGTAGAGTCTACTGTTGCATAATTGAATATGTGTGTGCCCCAGCGGCAACCACCACACGATCGTGGCAGCACCGCTGGGGCACTATTTTTGTGTCTATAGTATTCTATGATTCGTTGTTGTCTATAGTTTCTTCGAGCATCTGATACAGGTGGAGGCAGGCGGAGATAGTATCGTTGGCCTGGTCTAGAACGTTCTGGCCGATAACGTTTTTGTGGTTGTCGCGGTGGCGGATGATAGCCCACATGATCTCGTCGGCTGCCGCCTGCAATAGTTTTGCCTGGTATGCGATTCCGGCGAGCCAGTCTAGTGCTTCCTGGCTTGCATAGGGGCTCTGGTCCTCGCTGTTGTCACAGGTGTTGCTGTTGTTTGTGGAGTGTCCTGCACTGTCGCATAACCACAGGATTTCGCTGCACTCGTCTAGCGTGTCCTGGTCGATAGCGAGATCGTCGAGGCTGACATTGTTGACGGTAAGGTTCACGTTGTCGAGGGAGATGGGTACACCGTACTGGTTTTCGACACTGTCAACAATGTTTTCCAGCTGTTGCATGTTGGTGGGCTGTTGTTGAACGATACGGTGTATCGCTGTGTTTAGGGTGGTGTAGGTGATATTGTGTGTGTTGTCCATGGTTTTATCCCATCCCTGTGCTGTCGTCGCTATCGTCTGGATAGTATCTACTGTTTGCGTAGCCTGTGAGGGTGATCAGTGTTTGGTCTGCCCACTGTTTCACTGTCTGCCTTGTCACCCCGAGTCGTTGGGCTGCCACCGAATAGGTTTGATCATACCCGTATACTTCACGAAATGCTGCCAGGCGTGCCAAATGTTTTCGCTGTTTGGATGGCTGGCAGGTGAGGGTGTAGTCGTCGATGGCTAGCTGTAGATCGATCATGGAGACGATGTTGTTGCCGTGGTGTTGTGGCGCGGTTGGTGGGGGTGGCATTCCCGGTTCGACTGATGGTTTCCATGGTCCGCCGTTCCAGATCCATTGCGCGGCTTGGATAATATCTGCAGTGGTGTAGGTTCGGTTCACTGGTAATCCTTAAACAAGTCGTTCATGTTGCTAGTGTTGGTAGTGTCGAATCGTCCGACGCAGTGGCAGTAGTCGTACATGAGTTTAATAATGTGTTGGTGGTCGCCGAGGTAGGTGTTTCCGCTGATGCTGTAGGTGGCTGTGCCGTCTTTAGAGATGGTGTATTTGGCGGTGATGGTTTCGGGTGTTTCTGTGTTGGTGATGATGGCTGTGGTGGTGGTGCCTACTGTTTGTAGCCTGGTGGTTTGGGTTCCGTCGTCGAGGATGGTGGTGACCATGATGTGTGTTCTCCCTTTTAAATGCTGGTTTGGTTGTCGGCTAGATGAATAATATCGGGTAAAGGTTTCGGCTGGTCTAGGTGTTGTGTGGTTTTGTTGGCTAGCCGTTTGGCTACCCTGTAGCACATTTTGGTGTAGTGTTTGTTGTCTAGGTTGTGGTATTGTTCCCGCACCGCAATATATAGTAGGGAGTCTTGGTATAGGTCGTCTGCGCTGATTGCGGGGTAGTGTCCGGCTGTTTTGGTGCATGCCCGGTTGAGTGTGCGTAGATGCTGGTTTGTGGCCCACACCCACGATGCGGTGGTGGCTAGGTCGGCTTTTGTTGGTCGTCTGCTCATGGCACTATTACCTGGCTATCTGGTAGTTGTTTGGTGTTTTGTTGTGGATAGTGTAGCACACTAGTCCTGGGTGGCCGGTGGTGCCTGTGCGATGCCGGAACCATGTGGATTCTCCTTCCATGGATGGGCATTGGATGAAGGTGCGTTGTCCTTGCTCGGAGATTTCTAGGTGGTGTCGGTGTCCGGCCATGAGTATATGGGATACGGTGCCGTTGTGGAATTCTTGGCCGCGCCACCATTCGTAGTGTTGGTTATTGCGCCATTGGTGTCCGTGGGCGTGCAGGATAGTGGCCCCGGCTACGTTGACGGTGGTGGTCATTTCGTCCCGGCTGGGGAAGTGGAAGTGTAGGTTGGGGTAGTGGTTGGTGAGTTGGTAGGCTTCTGCGATGGCGCGGCAGCAGTCTACGTCGAAGGAGTCGTCGTAGGTGGTGACTCCTTTGCCGAAGCGTACGGCTTCACCGTGGTTGCCTGGTATGGAGGTGACTGTCACATTTTGGCAGTGGTCGAACATGTGGATGAGTTGCATCATGGCCATGCGGGTGAGCCTGATTTGTTCTGTCAGGGGGGTTTGTGTGCGCCAGGCGTTGTTGCCGCCTTGTGACACGTATCCTTCGATCATGTCGCCGAGGAATGCGATGTGGACTCGTTCGGGTTTTCCGGCTTGCTGCCAGTAGTGTTTGGCGGCTGTGAGGGAGCGTAGGTAGTCGTCTGGGAATTGGCTGGTTTCTCCGCCGGGGATGCCTTTGCCGATTTGGAAGTCGCCTGCCCCGATGACGAAGGCTGTCTCGTCACTGCTGTGGGTGTCTTGTTCGGGTTTGGGGGGTGTCCATTCGGCTAGTTTGTTGACGAGTTCGTCGACAGGGTAGGGGTTTGTTGCGGGCTGGTGGTCGATGATTTTTTGTATGGATCGGCCTGTTTCTCCGTTCGGTAAGGTCCATTCGGAGATGCGTGTGCGGCGTACGGTTCCGTTGGCGAGATCATCATTAATGGTGTCTGCTTCGTTGTCGTGGTTGGCTAGCTGGGTGAGGAGCCGGTCTATGTTGTCTATCATCGGGTATCCTCCTCTCGTGGGGTGGTGTTGGCTTGTTTGCGGCGGTAGTCTTTGATGACGGTGGCGGAGATGGGGTATCCGGCTTGGGTGAGTTGTTTTGCTAGCCAGGATGCGGGTATGGACCTGTCGGCGAGGACGTCTGCGGCTTTGCGGCCGTAGCGTTGGACGAGTGTTTCAGTTTTGGTTGCCATGATGTCCTATCGGTTGTGTGGTGGGCTGCCATCCTGTGCGGCAGTCGCCGTCGTGTCCTGGTTTGCGTGTGCACCACGATACGGTTCCGTCTGTGTGGTTGAGTGTTTTGCCGCACATGACGTTTTGTAGATGCTCCGGCAGCTCGCTATTGCTATCGTCTTGCTCGTCTAGCAAAGTTTTTTGTTGGGTGAAAAACTCGGACACGGTGCCGTTGTGGACTGGGAGTATCCATGTTTTCCATTGTTGTTGTAGCCGGGTGTTCCAGTGGAATTGTTTGGCGGCGTTTTCGGCCTGTTTTAAGGTTTTGAAGTAGCCTACAATGATCCGTTGATGGTCGCTATCGGGCTTGTGTGGCCCTTTCCAATATTGGGCAGCTACAGCGTACCTGTTGTTGTCTGTGAAGCGCCCCCAGCAGTATTCCACCATGTGTGATAGTACCTTGTCGGGCATGTCTCGTACTTGGTTTTCGTCGAGCCACGCGTCGACAATGATGTTGCGTATGGCTTGCTTGTCGTTGGTGGTGGGTTTGAACGAGATGCTCACAATGCTGGCCTGTCGTCTTGCATGAACTGGTTGAAGGTGTTGTTCCCGGCGTGTTGGGCTTGTGTGATTTGCTGGTCGGTCCAGTCGGGGTGTTGCTGTTTCAGATAGTGCCAGTGACACGCATTGTAGGTTTCGTTTTGCAGCCGGGTGAGATGGTTTTCGGTGATGATTTGTTTCCACATGGCCCATGACACGTCGAGCCGGTTGAGGATTTCGAGGGCTGGGATGTTGAATTGGTCGAGGAACAGGATTTCGTGGGTGTAGTAGTTTTTCTCGTAGGCGTCCCATCCGCTTCGGTGCCTGTTGGGCTGGTTTTTGGGGTAGACTTCCCGGCATACTTTGTGTAAACGCTTGGCCATGTCGTCGGGTAGTTTAATGTCGGGGTTGGCGCGGATCATGGATCGCATCCCATCATAGGTGGTGCCCCAGGTGTGCATGATGTAGGTGGGGTCTTCACCATCAGCCCATTTTTCTGCACAGATGGCGAGGCGGATACGCCTCCTGGCTGTTTGGCTGGTGTTGCGCCGGTTGGGGATTGGGCACGTGTCGAGGGGATCCATGATGTTTTAGTGTACCTTTCTGGTTTCGTGTTGTTGACGTGTTTTACTGTAGCACAGTGTCTAGCGCTTGTGTCAACCCTGTTTTTCCGGCCTGCAGGTAGGTGTCTGTGACATCCCCTAGGGTGAGGGGCACATGGGTGGCTTGCGGTAATGCTTGGGTTAGGGTTTGGGCCATCTTGTCTCCCGCGGGGTCTGGGTCTGACCAGATGTAGATGTGGTCGTAGCCTTCAAAGAATTTGGTCCAAAAAGTTTGCCACGAGGTTGCGCCGGGTAGGGCTACGGCCGACCATCCGCATTGTTCGAGGATCATGGAGTCGAATTCGCCTTCGCAAATGTGCATTTCGGCTGCCGGGTTGGCCATGGCTGCCATGTTGTAGATGGAGCCTGTGTCCCCTGCCGGTGTCAAATATTTGGGGGGGTTGTGGGTTTTGCAGTCGTGCGGGAGTGAGCAGCGGAAACGCATTTTTCGTATTTCGGCTGGGCCGCCCCAAACGGGGTACATGTATGGGATGGTGATGCACTGGTTGTAGTTTTCGTGGCCTGGTATGGGGTCATTGTCGATGTATCCAAGGTGGTGGTAGCGGGCTGTTTCTTCGCTGATGCCTCTTGCCGAGAGCAGGTCGAGTATGTTTTCGAGATGGGTTTCGTAGAGGGCCGAGGCTTTCTGGATTCGGCGGCGTTCCGCAATGTTGTATGGGCGTATGCTGTCGTACATTCGGGTTTTCTTCTTCTAATCGTTGTTGTAGCTTGGCGAGTCCGCCTCCGACACCGCATGTGTGGCAGTACCAGACGCCCTTGTCGAGGTTGATGCTCATGGAGGGCTGATGGTCGTCGTGGAACGGGCAGAGGATGTGTTGCTCGTTTTTGGACGGATTGTAGCGTATCCGGTAGGTGTCGAGGAGGCGGCAGGTGTCAGAGGTGTGGGAGGAGCTCGTTGAGGGTTGATACCACATAGGCTTCGCTCCAGGGTTTGTTGCGCTGTTTCATCACTACGAGTCCGATGGTGGAATTGTTTTGTTTGTTTCGGTGTGTTTCGTAGTTGCGTGCCTCCCGGCTGGCTTGTTTCACGAATTGGGCTAGGTGTGGTTGCCCGGCTTTCGCCTCGATAATGTAGGTTTTATGGCCGGTTGTGAGGATGAGGTCGCCTTCGTCTTCGCGGCCGTTGAGATGAAGGCGCTCTATATCATAGCCGGTGTCGCGTAGCTGGTGGAGGAGTCTTGTTTCCCATTCGGCTCCGGCCCGCCGGTTGCGTGCCTGCTGTGTGGCCATAGTTTTTTAGAGTCCTTTGTGTGTTGTGGTCATGTTCCAGGGCTGTTTTTCGGCGAGGGGCCCGAAGAATGTGTATTCGGGGTAGGCTCGCAGTCGTTCGTATCGGGTTCCGTCTGGGCTGGATTTGCCTGTGCGCTGTTTGAGGACGGCGATGCGAGCCTCGGCTGGTATCGATAGCCCGTTGCCGTTATCCTCGCCACCATACAATGAGACTCCGAGGATAAGTTGTGGTTTTTCGGAGAGGCCGTTTTTGATTTCTCGCCGTGCTGGCGGGTGTTCGATGTCGGTTCCGGTTTTGTCGGTTGCGTGGTGTGTGACAATAATGGTGGAGCCAGTATCCCTGCCCAATGCTGTGATCCATTGCATGGCTTCTTGCTGTGCCTGGTAGTCACTCTCGCAGTCTTGAATGTCCATCAGGTTGTCGATAACAATGAGTGGTGGGAAGGTGTTCCACATTTCCATGTAGGCTTGCAATTCCATGGTGATGTCGGTCCAGGTGATGGGTGACTGGAATGAGAATGTGATGTGTTGGCCGTGGTGGATGCTGTCTCGATAGTATTCTGGCCCGTAGTCGTCGATGTTTTGTTGTATCTGGGCGGTGGTGTGTTGGGTGTTGAGTGAGATGATTCGTGTGGAGGCCTCCCAGGGTGTCATATCCCCTGATATGTAGAGGGCTGGCTGGTTGAGCATGGCGGTGATGAACATGGCTAGCCCGGATTTTTGGCTACCGGACCGCCCCGCAATCATCACCAAATCCCCTTTGTGGATGTGCATGTCCAGGTTGCGGTAGAGGGGGTCTAGCTGGGGTATGCGGGGCAGCTCGGCTGCGGTTTGGGAGGCCCTCTCGAAGGATCGTTGGAGAGAGAGCATCGGAGCCTTTATCTATCTATCGGTTGGATGTGTATTGGTGGTCAGATGGAGTCGATATCGATGTCAGCATCAGTTGAGGCTGTGGTGTCGTCTAGCTGGCCATGATCGCGCTTGTCTACGTATTCGGCAACCTTATCGTAGATGGCGTCGTCTAATGGTTTTAGCACGACCGCGTTGAATCCGTTTTTGGTGCGTACGGTGGCGAGTTTGAAAGCCTGCTCCTCGCCAAGGTATGCTTCTAGTTCGCGGATCATGGAGTGTGGGCGGTCGTTGTTGCCGCGTGCTTTCTCGATAATAGCGTTGAGGATGGTTTCTGGGGTGCCGTTGTTGAGATCGTCTAGGGTGTGGAAGATTGTGACATCGGCGTAGATGCGGTCTGCGGTCTGTCCGCCGTAGCCTTCGGTGTTGTGTTCTACGTCGTGGACTTTGAAGGCGATGGCGGTGGCATCCTGGTTTCGGGACGGGTTGAAGAAGGTGCTGTTGCTGTTGTTTCGGTAGTTTGCGAGTGCCATGATTGTGTTATCCTTTACTGTTGTGTCTGTTATTGTTGTCTTATATTGGTTTATCGGGTGAGGCTGTTTCGTTTAGTGCGGAAAGCTTCGGAAACGTCACTGTTACTGGTGATGATCTTTTTGTACTGTTTCAAGAGGTCTGCTAGCTGTTGCTTGCTTGTTGCTTTGTTGATTTTGTTGATGACGATGGTGTTTTCTTTGGATGCGATTTTGTTGACGTAGTCTTTGGCGGCCTGATTGTATCGGTCTTGGAGGATGATGGATGCGCTTGCTACGAGTGTTGCTAGATCCCAGTCTTTCGATACGGTTTCGTCTTTCAATCCTCCTAGCAGGTCGATGATGGCCTGTTTTGCCTGGTCTGCTGTGTCTCCTCGGATGACTGTCCATGGTGCGGCGTAGTCGCCACCGTATTTGAGTGTGATCGTTAGGCGATCATTGCCTGTGATGCGCTCTTCTGTCACTTGTTTTCCTTTTCTTTATTGTCTGTTTCTGGTGGCTGTACGGTGGATTTTACCGGGTATCTGTACGAGTTTTTGCCGTTTACGGCCCAGCAGGCGTCTTGTACGGGGCATCCTTTACAGAGTGTTGTGACGTGTGGGACGAAGATGCCTTCACGGATTCCTTTCATTGCTTGACTGTACATGGATGATACATGCCGGTAGGTGTTGTTGTCAAGATCGTAGAGTTCGGTGGATGTGCCCTGTGCGGGGGATTTATCGTCGTTACGGCTGGTGGCCGGCGTCCAAAACATGCCTTTTGTCACATGGATGTCGTGTTGTTCAAGCATGTACCGGTATGTGTGCAGCTGCATACTGTCTGCTGGTAGGCGTCCTGTTTTGAGGTCGAGGATGAATGTTTCACCGGTGTCCGTGTTGGTGAAGATACGGTCGATGTAGCCAACGATCTGGGTGCCGTCCTGGAGGGTGGTTTCGACTGGGTATTCGATGCCTGGCTGGCCGTCTAGGACTGCTGTGTGGTATTGTGGATTGTTTGTGCGCCAGTTTTTCCACCGGTCGATGAAGGTTTGCCCGTACATCATCCACCAGTCGTAGTCTTTCTTGTGTGGCCCGCCCGACTCGCACATGTTTTTGCATATTCTGCCGGAGGGTTTGATTTCTGTGCCTTCTGATGTGGTGAGGGCGACTTGGGTGTCGAAAACGTTTTTGAAGGATGAGAGTTTGTCTGGCAGTGCAGGGTATTCGGCGGGGTTGTACAGGTGTAGGTCGTATTGTTCGGTGATGTGGTGTATGGCGCTTCCGGCGATGGTGGCGTACCAGGTGTGGTGTTGGGCGTGGTAGCCGTGGGATAGGCGCCATTTTTCGCCGCATTCGGCCCACTGGGTGAGTGAACTGTAGGAGATGTGGCCTGGATGGTCGATGGTGGACGGTCTTTGTGCTAGAGGCATTACTTGTCGCTTTTGTTCCATGGGTTGCGGGTGTCTTGGCCGGTATCGTGTTGCTGGTATGCGAGGAGTGCTAGGCAGTGCCAGGCCGCGTGGGCTAGATGAGGTAGCCCGGATTCGTGGTCGAGGTTGTTGCCTTGCTGCCAGGATAGCACATGGCGGTAGAGGGCGTCGACGCTGTGGCTCCACGGGTATCCTCCGGTCCAGTTGTTGTCGCCGTATTTGGTGGCACCGTAGCCTGCTACTTCGCCTAGGGCGTGCAAGGCTGCGGGGTCGATGAGGGAGAGCCTGCAGAGTTTTAATTCTTTTCGGGCACCGCTGTTGGGGTCGGTGTACATGCGGGTGGGCTCATCCATGGGGTGTGTGCTCCTTAAGCGTGGGTTACTGGTTGTTGTCGTGGGCGAGTGCGACGGCGAGAATAATGATGGCGAGGGTTTCAGCGATCAGTATGGGTGTTGTGATCATTTGTGGTCTTTGGGCTGGTAGGTGAGTGTTGATGCACCCAGGAGGGTGGCTAGCGCGCATGCGGCAATAATGGCGAGAGCTGCCTTGTGTGGGGTGCCGGTTGCGTACATCCATGTGATGATGCCGCCTTGGATCCAGGCAAGGCTGGTGAAGAACGTTTCGTAACTGTGCAGCTCAATGTTGTTGTTGGGTGTGTTCATGCTTGCTCCTGAAGAATGGTGTTGATGGTTTTATAAATGTTGTACAGGTCGGTTTCGATAGATAACAGTTGGTTGATTTGGTGGTCGAGATCAATGTCTGGGTTGAGTTGGTTGATGCGGGAGGCGATATCGGTAGCTGTGCGTAGTGTGCCGCCGGTGTGGTGAATAATGTGTGCCGTGTCGGCGAGTCCGGTGGTGACGGCGTAGTGGGAGAGGAGAGGCATAGCGGGGATGCTCCTTGGCGGGTTACTGTTGCGGGTTGATGTTGAGGTCGGTGACGTGCGGGTGGTCTTCTGTTCCGGTGACGAGGCAGTGGACGGTGACTGGGAGTTTGGATGCGCCGGGCTGTTTCGCGGTTGCGCCGTAGACGATGCTGAATGTGTCTTTACCGATGGTTTTGTGGAGTTGGAGGTCGATGTCGGGGTTGCCGTTCCAGTTGACACCGTTTTCTGCGGCTGCCTGGGTGGCTTTGCGGTTGCAGGCGTGTGCTGCCGTAATCATGGTGAGACCTGTGGAGGTTTCTTCACCCCTTGCTTGGGCCTGCTTGTGAGCCTTGGCCTGCTCGGCTTGTAGGGAGCGAACTGCTGCAGCCTGGCGGGCTTTCTTCTCGGCTTTGCGCTGTTGGACAGTTTTGGGGGTCCATTCGGTGTTGGCTGTGGTTGCTTGCGGGGCTGGCTGTGAGGCTAGTGGCGGATTGTCGTCTGGGGCTGGCATGAATGAGGCGGCGGCAATGATGGCGGCTGTGATGCCTGCGATGGTGTAGCCGTTTTTCTTGTTCATGATTTTGTGTCCCCTTTCTGGGGTGTTGTTCGTTGCTGACATGATTAATCATGGTGTGGGCGGTGGCCTGTGTCAAGGCTGCGCTCACAATCTTTGAGCGATACTTATGTGGCTAGGGGTTTTATCGGGCGTATAGGGTGAGTAGGTGTCCTATGTTGATGCGGCTCACATTCCAGTAGAGTTGTGTGGCTTCACCGCCGGTGAGCGGCTTCCACTCGTTGTGGCTGAACACGGTGCCATCGGATGCGATGAATGTGTCGGGACGTAGTTTGTGGAGTTCTGCTTCCACGCTCTGCCGGTAGGCTTCGGCGAGGCCCTCAAAATCCATGTGGTCGCAGGAGAGGTTTTCGAGGCGTGTCAGGTCAAAGGGTGTGGGGCAGTCGTAGCTGGCGGGGGTGTAGAGCTGGGTGAAGTGGTTGGCGATCTTGTGCATGATTATTTCCTTTTCGTTGCTTATAACGTTGTTGAGGGTTTATCGGGTGGATGCGACAAGGATGGCGTCTACATCGATCATGTCGATCATGTCGTGGAGTTCCTCGGCCTCATTCTCGGAGAGGTGGCGCCAGTCGTAGTCGCCGTACACGGCGCCGTCGAGGGTGACAGCCCATAGAGGCCGGATGAGTCGTACGGCTTCTTGTACTTTAGCGTGGTACATGCGGCGCACCATATCCAGATCCATGTCGTCTGAATGGTCTCCGGTGATGCTGTGGAGGCTGAGGGGGTCGATTTCTGTCTGCCCGTAGAGGCTGGTGAAGGATGGTGTGATGAGTGTGCCATCCATGGGTGTGCTCCTTTCGGTGGTGTAGGGGTTGTTGTGGTTTCTAGAGTGTGCGGGCTGCGACTCCACAGTCAAGGCTGCGCTCAAACCCAGTGAGCGTTTCATGCTGGAGTGTGGGGTGTGGTGTATCTCACGTAAGCCTCTATTGCCTCTCTCAGCGTCTCAAATCTTCTAGGGGTAGGATTATATAGGGTTGGGCCTGCTGATCGATCCTAGGGCCCTTCTAGGGCGTCTCGGGGGTATGTCTGGGTGATAGCAGGTTCGGTAGATAACCCGGCAGATCTACCTTGGCTTTCATAACGGGGGTCAAGGTGCCATATCTGGGCATGGAATCTACACCCTCATACTGTGTGAGATAGGCCACACTCCCCTGGCTTGGTGTGAACCCTCAAGGCCACTCTGCCGATCTAGCGTGGAGGGTGTAGCCCAGAAATGCCGTTTAAAGCTTCAGGGGTACGCCTAGGAGCGCCTTACAGGGTGGGGGCTAGGTATTTATACCCCCAGCATATTCTGATCGATTCTAGACGCCCCCCAGGAGTCTGATACGCGATCAACTATCCAGACACAGATCATCAGCCCCTATCCTGGTTAGCTAAGCCTCAACTATGTGGACAGTGTGGGATACTGTGAGGGAAGAAGGACACGGTAAAAGAAAGAAGGGGGAGCATCAGCCTTCACATCTTCAAGCCTTAGGGTCTTAGCACTGATGGACTTAGCACCGAGCCCCTCACGGGCTCGGCATCAGCCCGAACAGGCACAGCCCTGAAAAGGGTACACGCCATCAGGGAAGGCTTGAGAGTACGAGGAGCCCTAGCGACGAGTACTCGAAAGCCCGAGGGAACACCCTCAGCACTGATGGGCCTAGCGTGTTCGGAAAGGACACAAGAGTCAAGGTGTGACAGCTGTCCGGGAGTGAAACCCGTTCCGGCTAGGGGTTTCAGCCTTAACAACCCTCAAAGGTTACAAGACTCTAAGAAAATTTAAGGAAAAGTTTAGGTTTAATTTTTGGACCTTTACTACCAAAAACACCCTTTTACACCCCCTCAAACCCGCCTATAGAGCCAAAACCACCAGTTTGACTCATCCCAGGTGGCGTATGCTAGGCTGGACAGGTAGCCAGCTGGACGCAAGGCCAGAAAGTGCTGACGCACTTCCCGATCTTGCTTACCATCAGTCTACCAAACACTTAAAGACCTTAAGACTTAGCGCTAAGGTGCTGATAGCTTAGCACCGAGCCCCTCAAGGGCTCGACATCAGTCTTAGATACTTAAAGTAACTTTAAAGATTTAAAAGCTTAGCACTTAAAAGAAAATATATAACCTTAACAGCTTAGCACCTAAGGTAACATATAAACTTTAAGAGCTAAGTTAACCTTTAAGTCTTATACACTTAGCTCTGAGCCCTTGAAGGGCTCGGCATCAGTTCTAAGGTTTAAACACTTAAAGCCTTAAGAGCTTAGTCTTTAAGGATCTAAGTTACTATAAAAGTTTTAAAGTCTTAAAGTAACTATATAACCTTAACACCTAAGTTAAGTATAAAACCTTAAAGGCTTAGCGCTTAAGGATATAAACTTAACATCAGTGTTTAAGACTTTAAAGACCTTAGGTACTTAAAGTTAACCATCAGTCTTAAACTTTAATACTTATAGGTTATAATATTAAAGTTTATAAGTTATAAAAGTTTTAGAAGAGCTAAAAGGTTAACTTCTTTACTTCTCTTCTCTCTTTGGTTCTTTCTCTCTTCTCTTCTTTTCTTCATCAGGGGAGAAGAGGAACCTTTACCGTCAACGCTGATGGACTTTTCACCGTGTGTCTCGTGTATCACCGGTCGCACGCTCCCGGTTGCACACTCCCCACACTCTTACACCCGTGTCCCTTTTAGGCTTGGCGTGTTCGGCTGAAGGCGTACGGCGTGTCACGCTAACACCCTTAACACCGGGTGAGACTTAAAGTGTATATTATATGTAGAAGACTTTAAAAACATGTAAGGTGTTCCCGCTTAGCCTGTGTCCTACTCTGCTAGGCGCCAAGCGCTAAGCCTTGAAACGCGAACACACACCCACCCCCTTTTTTCTTTCGTGTCCTTCTCTTTTGACACAGCTGGGGGGCGATGTGATCTTTCTCACATGCCAGGGGGTAGTGGAGAAAACAAACACCCCACCACAAACAGAACACCCCCTCAAACACACAAAACAGGGCCTAGGATCGATCAGCAGGGCAAGGGCAAGGTATTCTACCCCCAGACGATTCCAGGCCGTTACAGGGGCAAATAAGACCCGTACAGGGCTAGGTGAGGAACAGACACATCATGGCACGCACCAATCGCACAGCCAGCCAAGCCCACCGACGCTGGCGGCAACGACTCATCACCCAAGCCCGACAACAAGGCCAAACCGAATGCCCACTCTGCGGAGCAACCATCACCTGGGACACACACCAGCTACCAACCAGCCCCGAAGCCGACCACATCACACCCGTCAGCAGGGGAGGACTCAACACCCTCGACAACGGGCAAATCATCTGCAGAACATGCAACAGAAGCAAAGGCAATCGCAGCGAACCAAACATCAAGTTCCAACAACAAACCACAAAAACATTGATTCCATGGTGAAAAACCCGCAAACCCCCACCGGGGACACCCCTGCACACCCGTGCAAGACC